CTTTTTCTGATAAGAAAGATTGGTTCGTGCTCGAGTCTCAAGTTACTAAAACTATTTTAAATGTTCACTCATCAGAAGATGACCATTTTACAATCTCAAAGCCGCTATAGCTCAGAGGTCAGCAGCGCCCGGCTCATAACCGGTAGGTCCTTGGTTCGATTCCAAGTGGCGGCACCATTTTATGTATAAAATAAAAATATTTTTTTACAATAGTTATCTTTCAGATAAAGTTGCTTTTTATTTAGAGTTAATTAGTTTTCTTTGTCATATTACAGCAAGCATGTCTTTAGCGCTAACTGCTAATAATCCAAATTTAGCATATGTATACCCTTTTAGCGTTTTAGGATCATTATGCGCATTTTTATCGGTTAGAAGACGTAAATTGGCATGGCCTTTAATCACTACTTTTTACGCATGCTGTATAAATGTTATAGGTTTTAGTAGAGCAGTAGGTGTCTTTTAATGGAGATTTTATGAATAAACAAATTGATGAAATTATGAGTGTATTGCAAGAAGAGTGTGCAGAACTTATACAAATGATTAGTAAGATTAGGCGTTTTGGTGAAGATGCTGTTCACCCTGAAATACCAAATAAAACAAATATGCATAGATTTCAAGAAGAACTTGGCGATGTCTTAGCATTAATAGAAATTTTAGAAGCACATGATTACATCAACATTAATCATGTGAATATGCTTAAGCATAAGAAGTTTGATAAATTAAAGAAATGGACTACAATTGATGTAGACTATAATAGGATTAAAGATGTATTAGAGTAAAATAGCCCGAGTGGCGAAATTGGTGAAACGCACAAGACTTAAAATCTTGCACATTGGAAACACTGCGGGTTCGAATCCCGCCTCGGGCACCATTAAAAGAGACTGATATGAAAAAGTTAGACTTAGCTAGAGTAAAAGAATATATTGAACAACAATCACCAGAAACCAAGATTTATATTGGTTGTGATTCCGAGCGTTATCGTAGGAATAATGTTTGGTATGCTGATTACATTCTAGCTATCGTTGTTCATATCGATGGTAAGCATGGATGTAAGATATTTGGTGAAGTGATTACTGAACGTGATTATGATCAAAAAGCTTCAAAACCCACTTTCAGACTAATGAATGAAGTGTATAAGATTTCGGAGCTCTATTTGAAATTACAGGAGGTGCTAGTTGATAGAGACGTTGAAGTTCATTTGGATATTAATCCAGACGACGATCATATCAGTAATGTCGTTTTGTCTCAAGCTGTAGGGTATATCAAAGGAACGTGTAATGTTGTCCCTCTTGTTAAACCAAACGCTTTTGCTGCTTCTTATGCTGCTGATAGGCTCAAGGAGTTGAAACTTGCGAGTTAGGATCAGATGGGGGTGCTGCCAGCATCTCCATCCATTCTGTAGCACTGAAATGATAATTATCTAAAACTAATAACATAACGTTGCATACTTTAACTCTTCTTTCAAACATCTTTAAGTCATTTTCTAGTGCATGAATTTTATGCTTTATAAAGTTTGCAATAACGTTTTCTTGTTGTTCTTGTTTTTGTCTAATCTTAAATACAAACTTATTTAACTTAATTAAGTTTCCCTTAGTCTTTTCGACATCACCATGTACTGTTTTTAGTACATTTCTTGCATCATTTTTCATATAAAGAATCAGATCTCCATGATCTGGATCACATTGATCGACCTGCCTCCATAATACATGACTAAGTTGTTCTTTTGCTTCTGTATAAATTGTTTGGTCATAAAAAAAGGTCCCTGACGCATCAAAGGACCTTTTCATAATTGGATCGTTTAATATATCATAGGCTAAATTGACTTGCGCAAACTTATCACCATCACCACCACGATCAGGATGTAAATCTTGAGCTAATTGTCTGTAACGCTTTTTTATTTCTTCAGGAGTTGCATCACTATTTAAACCTAACACTTCATATGGATTCATCTTTATACAGAAGGCTTGTATCTAGTCAAAGATTTTATAAATTCTTCCATAGCTAACTCACGAGATTCTTTCTCATCACCAGTCTCTCCTATTTCATCATTTGTCACCTTAAATCTGGGGTTATCACCGTAATATGGATTACTTGTTTGAGTGTACCCTAAATCACTCGTACTACTAAAATTGCCATAGTCTAATCCACCAAAGTAAGTATCATAAACATCACCAAGCAATGTTTGTTGAGAACTTAATGGTAATATGTTATTAACACCATTTAAAGTAAATTCAGCAAGTACATCAGTAACTATTGGAGATACTAAATCAGTTTTTAACGCTGTTAGTAGAGCTGTAGAATCTGAACCAGAATTTTGAATAATTGTGTTAATTGTTAGATTTATATTTTGTAGCAATGCTTGGGCTATCCCACCATTTTCTTCTGGTGCAGGAGCTAGAAGGTTTTGTACTTTGGAAAGATTAGCTAAATCTGAACTGGAAAATACTGAATCACCTGTAGATTGTTGAATGTGATCAATTTTAGCAGCTACTTGAGTTGCTGCAAATGTATCAGTAAGATTATCAACTAAACCAGTAGTTAAGCCAATAGCCAATTGTTGTGCTTGGCCAACACCTACAGCCTGAGCTGTCGTCACAGCAAGCAATGTAGCTGATGGTAAATCCATTTTACATTCTGTTGCTTTAGCATTAACAACTGCATCAAAACCAGCATAAGCCATGGTTCCAATTCCAATTACTTGATTACCTATTGGAGTTTTAAGAACAACGTCAGCTACTGGTGTGGTGCAAAATTTATTATTACCTAATGATTCGGATATTCCACTTGCAAAAGAACATAAACCAGTTTGAGCCTTAGTAGTAACTCCATTAATCATATTAGTCAGTGAATTAACAACTGTATTTTGTGCATTAACAATAATTCCAGCACAACTATCATTTGGATATGCGCCTTCAGTTAATGTTGTAGATCCTATACCAACAGAAGACTTAATAAACTTTGTAGCTTGTCCAGTTGGATCTTGAGCTTGTCGATAAATTTGATACCCTCTCATAAGTGCGCCAGCTGGATCGCTTGCAGCCGCGTTTAGAGTTTCATTTACAACCGAAATTGCTGATGCAGCTATTTCTGACATGATTTTTCCTAAAGGTTATTGTAATATTTATCGTTACTTAATAGCATAGAAGGCGCATAGGCAAACCATAAAAAGTTTGCCACATATATGTCAAGAAATAAATTAAACTGGTCTTCTAACAGTTGGGCGCATTGGGGCATCTGATTGCTCGTTTAATTGTGAAGGGTCCATTGCCATATGCGATGTATCTTTTGCTATAAAACCACCGTCGTTATCATCTGGAGGTGTTTGCATTCTTGGTGATACGGAAGAATAGCTATTTATTGATGAAGTTGCACCCATTCGTCCAGCACCACTCATAGAACCTGGCGATGAATAATTCTTTTGCCCATTCATAGCATTTGCTTGAGCTGCAGCACCAGCCATCGCAGCTTCTTTACCAGTTCCAGCTAACATAATACCAGATAGCGTTCCACAAAGGAAAGTCGCAACTGGAATAATTAGTTCAAAAAACTTTTGATCAATAGGGCTGATAGCATTGAGAGGCTGAGTAACGAACATAATGCTATAGAGCACAGTAAAAACAATACCGATAAGTGTAAAAGCAAGGCAGCAACCGATGATGAACTTAAGGCGGACCATAAGTTCATTTTCCGTATACCTTTCACCAGGTTTAGAGTGTCTTTCACCATCTTTTGCTGCTTTTTCTGGTTCTGCTGGCTTATCTTCTTTCTTTTCTAGTGCTTTCTTCATTTGTTGCATTTACAATCTCCACTGGATTGACTGGGTTTACTAAAATTAGCTAGGCCAGCTTGTTCCTTAAAAATGTGTTCAGGACATTCTCGACTAACCTCACAGTAAGGTTTTTTACAAAAGTCTTTATCCCAATTATCTGGATTTTGACATGCATAACGGTATCTTACTTCACAGCCAGACACAAAAATGGTTGCCAATATTAGGCAACACAATACTAGATATCTCACCATGGCAACCACATCCAAAGTGCCTGGCTAACTATTAATGATCCTACAGCTCCAACTACTGTACTTACATAAAACATTGGCATACTTGCAGCTAAAATACTTGCTGTTAGTAAGACAATAGCGATTTGAAGTATACTTCCACCCCAAGTAAACCATGGTGAACGTTTCTTAGCTTCATCACGTTCTGCTTCTAACGCTTTAGCCTTCTCCATAATTTCTTTTTTATCTTTATCCATCCTTTCTTTTTCAAAAAGGAACTTTTCTTTATTTTGTGGATTTGTAGTTTCTGCAGCATTAATTTCATATAATACTCCACGAACATTCTTTGCCTGATACCATGCCCACATGTTATTGGCTTGAATCGTATTATTTTGAATTTTACTGCTGTTACTACCACCAATCATCGTGTTGATTGCAAGCAATGCTGCTAAAAATACAATAACAAATCCTGCCTTGTCTTTAATCTTGGCTTCTTTCTCACTTCTTGTTAAAGGCTTTGTTTCAGCTTCTGCCATGATGACTCCTATTTTTACATAAATAGTTGTATTAATCTTTATATTTATAAGCATGGAAACCAAACTAGCTACAATAATTTGTTCTGATGTGATCGGATATAGTTCTTTAATGCAAAAGGACGAAGAAGGAACTTTACGCAAGCTAGATGCTTGTCGTGCTGTTATTGATCCATTGATTGACTCGAGTAAAGGAAGATTATTTAATACTGGAGGAGATAGTGTATTAATTGAATTTGCAAGTGCAGTAGATGCTGTTAAATTTGCCATTGAAATGCAATCTAGAATTAAGAAACTTAATAATGGAATGCGTTGGCGAATAGGTATGCATGTTGGAGAAGTTTGGATTTACGGCACTAACTTAATGGGTGATGCAGTAAACTTAGCAGCCAGAACAGAAAGTCTTGCTGATTATGGTGGTGTAACAATGACTGATGCAGTTTATAGATTAGTTGTTGGTAAAATGAAAGATTTAAAATTTGTCAGTAGAGGTGTGCAAGAGTTTAAAAATGTTGCACCAATGGAAATTTGGAGTGTTGTGATCGATGGTGCTGAACCAAATCCTCACTTAGCAAAAGCACCTAAATCTCAAGCTCAATCAACTCCTACTAAATCTCATAAAGAACTTATTGCTGCTATAGTTAATGATGCTGCTGCAAGAAATAGATCTATTACTGACGCACAAAACTTTAAAAGAGATGAAAAGTTTGGACCTGCTGTTAGAATACTAATGTGGAGAATCACCAAGCAAGATAAAGCAGCAGTTGACGATCTTGTTAGTATGGGTATGAAAGATCTAATACCTAACGAATTTAAACCTTATGTAGATGCAATATTCAAAGAATTTTGCTACAAACTTGATAGTGAAAGATTGTTAGCTATTGCTGATCTTATGGAGAAAATGGGTTATAGATCTTCTGCATTTCAATTTGTTAAAACAGCTGGTAAGATAGATGAAAGAGCACAGCAACGATATGCAGTAATGGTATTTGATGATCCAAATAGCAGCCAAAGTGAAATGAATGCTATTCTAGATGATTTAAAAGAAGTTGCTATGAAACGTAATGTTTCAGCAATGATGAAACTAGGTGAGTTTTATTTGAAATTAGATGATAAAAAGAATGCCTTTCGTTGGTTGTATGCAGCTAGAGCAGAACACAACCAACAGGCACAAAAGATGTTAGAGGATATTAATAAAACTCTTAGTAAAGCAGACTTTAATAATTATAAAACAGATGCAGATGCACTAGTCGATCAAATTAAATTCATTGATGACAATAGGATGAGATAATGTTAGTTATCTATAGCTTGTATTTTGTGTTTTTGGTTTACGGTTTAATATTATTTGTAACTGGCTTCAATACATTACCTAAAGAAGTTAAACAAAGTCTAAATTCTAATGAGGTTGAAATGTTTGATGCAGAAATGACACAGCGTCAAATAATAGGGCTACTACTTTTAGCTGTGCCTGTTTTTAGTTTTGTATGGTGGCTAATATTATACTTTTAGGATTTTGGTACTTATTTATTTAATTTATTTACTGCATCCCACAATGCAGTAATTTGTTTGTCATAGTTCTTTTCCAAATAATCTAATCTCACCTTTAAGGTGACTGCATAAGCAGCAATCGCAACTACACCTGCCCCTAAGAACCATAACTTACCTAATGCATCTGCAAGAGTTTCCATTTATTTTACCTATTAGCTAGAGGATTATCAAGCGCCTTCTTTAGATCTTCATTGATCTTTTTATCTAATGCTTTTAATTTAGCATCCACTTCTTTGTTATTTGCTGCAATTGCTTTGGTATTTTCTGCAGCCATACGATTCATTTCTTTAGTTGCAGCATTAATGGATGCATCAGCTTGCTTCTGAATGTTGCGAACATCTGTTTTTACTTCTGCAACTGTTTTATCTATTTCACGCTGTTGAGTTTTGTTACCTCTTTCAACATCCTCCACTGTTTTTTCCAAACGGCGAATATCGTTCTTTAGATCATTCTTAATGTCTCTTGTATACTCTGCAGTCTTATCAGATCCTTCTTGAACTGCCTTTTGAGTTTTGCTTGCATTTTCTTCAATCAAAGCCAAACGCTTATCAAATTCAGTTAAGTCTGGTGCCACGTATTCTGCAATCTTCTTTTTCATACCAATATAATCTTTGTATACCTCAAATGCACCGTACAAACCACCTAATATAGAAGATACAAGAGTAAATGCGACCATTAGCTTAGCTGGTGTAAATTCATAACCACCAATACTAATAACAGTATCTTTACTAGCATACTTTTTTACTGCTGCTTCTGCTTCGTCTATCTTTTTATTAACGTCCTTAATTTCTTCTGACATGTTTACCTCGGTAAGTATTGTTGATCCACCATTTCTTGATGGAGCCTATCACTTGCCAAATTTCTTAATGCTCTAACATTGTCAACGGTTCGTTGATTCCTATAAATTTCTTTAGGTGCATAGAAAGCAACGTCTCTTAGTGCTACATTGTAAGCACTGAATCCTACTGGTGTTACTGCAATATTATTAATATCAACACCTCCAGCTACTTCATTATTTTGGGCATTACGATTTACTGCTGCTAAATTTGTTTCTGTTCTTTGTTCTGCAATTATGGGTTTACTATCAATAATATCATTAATTGGATTAGTTTTATCTGTAGTAAAATTTCTTTGTTGCTGTGGTTGTTCTGCTTCTGTTACTGCTACAGGTGTAACTGGTTGAGATAGTACTTGTATTGGACTTTCTACTACATTAGTTGGTGCTTGCAGTGGTAATGTAGTGATAGAAGGTGGTGCATATGCCTGTTGTATATCTGGTGGTGTAACTGGTTGTACAAATACTGATGGTTGTTCCTGATTACTTAACGTAAACGATTGTTCTTGTTTTTCTTCTTGAATTCTTATTGGATTAATAGGAGGTAAGGTTGGAACCACGACTACAAGCTCAGAAGATTTAAACATTGCATTTGGCATCAATATTTGAGCTGCTGACTCCATAGTGATAGGTGTTGCCATTGATGCTTGTATAGGAGATGATTCTTTTGTATTAGCTATTGTAATGGGTTGTTGTGATGTTTGTGTTAATGGTTGTATAATAGAACTAGATACAATACTTTGATTTATTCTACTTACTTGAACATTTACTGTACTTATTTGTTCGTTTTCTTGCATACCCATACTTGAAGCAATGCTTGTTTGTACACTATTATCTGCTATACTTTCTGCTTCTTTCATTGATGAACTAGCTGTTTGATTAGCTTCAACAATAGCACGTTGAGCTACTGATAATGTTCTTGCATTTTGATTAGCATTTCTTGCAACCACAGCAGGTATTTCAGTAGCAACTAAAGTTTGAGCTTGTGATACACCAGACCTATTATTTTGTTGTGTTGGCTCATTTAAAGTAGTTACTGTTACAGAAGGATTGGTAGAATTGACATCGTTTAATGTAACAGTAACTGATCCAATAGGAGTCAATGAAGTACTTGAAGGATTCAATGCAGCGATCTTTTCTTGCTGTGCTTTAATATCAGCAACAACTTGAGTTAGAGTTTGTTGGAAGTTACTACAATTAGGACTATACAATCCATTGGTATAACAAGGATCGGGAGTCCATATAGGTCTAGTCCAACCTACCCATCCAAAATGATTCCACACATCACTTGCCCACCATTGAACATTACCCATGTCTAAACTATTCTTAGATTCAGTGAACAGGTGTCTTGAACTAAAACTCCAAGCATTATTATTACCACTCACATACCATTGTTGCTGAAGCATCGTTGTATTATTTTTATCACTTATTCTAAAATTAATATTACCTCCACCATCAGTGCGCCAATCTGTACACCAAAACATAAAGGTATTATAACATGCTCCATAGTTATACCAATTGAAGCCATAATCATAACCATGCAATACAACACCTCCACCTATATGTGGTAATGATTGCGCTATATTATAACTGTAATAGAAAGTAGGACTTTTACTACCTTGTAAAATATTTTGAAATCCTGGACAGCTAGGATTAAATGCAGGATTGAGAATACAAGGATCTACACTATAATTTGCTTTTACATATGCATTTTTTACTTGAGGACCATAACATTCTTGTCCAAGACAAGCCCAAAATCCAGCATCTTGCCCAATTATTCCCATATTAACAGCGCCAGCTTGTGCAAGAGTTTTAGCACCAGCAAATGTAACTGTTTCTGCTAATGTTTGCCAATTAGGATTGTATGCAGGATTTCCATCATTAATATTTTTTAATCCTAATTGGTGTGTGTAAAATGCAGGAGCTCCAGAGGCTGGATAGTATCCTACTTCTACTCTTAAATTATCTTGTAGTCCGTTTGGATCAGTACAATTCCCACCTATTTGGTTTGCACAAGGAAAACGATAAGTTAATCCATAACTAAAACCTGTAACAAATATAGCACTTGTGTTTGTGTAACCAAGATTAAATCCCCCTAAATTTATTCCAGATTTTCCAAGCTCCTCCATTTGATAACTAAATGTATAACCATCCGCACCAAAAGACCCTAAAGGAAAAGCATTAGGAACCCACCCAGGTGAACCAGAAGAACTAACCCACCCTGTACCAGATGTTAAAGCACCATTTGGTATTAGATTACCAGTTTGCCCATCAATACTATAACCACTTGGAGTATTAGGAGAGGATTGAGCATAAGCAGCTCCTACAATTAAAACTAAAGTTATCAGTATAGCAATACCAAAACCTTTAGTCCACTTATAGTTGTAATTTTTATCCATATTGAAATCCAGGTAAAATAGCAATTATCATTAAACAGAACAATATAGACCAAACAACAAGTTTATCTTTCATCTAAAGCTACTTGTATGAAACTTAGGTGTTTCTTTCTTATCTACTTCTGCAGCTGTAGTATAATCATATTTTGGAACTTTATGTGGATTTGCTGCCCAAAGCTCTCTAGCCTTATCACCAATCTGACCTTCATAAGGACATGGAGTTCCAGCTGCCATCATTGCCTCAAATACACGACGATCTTGACACATTGTTGCAACTGCTGCAACCTTCATACCCATATCAAAGAGTGTCTTAGATAATTTTAAGCGTTCGCAATTTAGATCTCTATTAGTTCCACCAAGTGCCATACCAAACATTTGAGTTTGAACTGCACCAGATGATCCTGTAGTACAAAGATCCTGACCACCACCTGACATCATTGCTGGTGCAATAGCAGTAGGAGGTGGTTGGATGACACGCTGAGTAATCGTTGTTTCATTAATATTTTTATTAGTGTTATCAGATATTACCTTTTGATCGCTATTACTATATGCGTTAGTATAACTTGAACTTTGATTCACATTTAAATTATTTGTTGTTGCTGTAGTCTGATTAATATTACGATTGGTCATATCACCTGTTTGAATATTATTGTTGGTGTTAACACTAGCAGAAGTATTTTGATTTACATTTGTGTTTACACTGGTACTATTATTAGTATTGACGTTCGTATTATTAGATGTTGAATTACTGGTTGATGTGCTAGCATTATTATTGTTATAGGTCATTGTGCCAGAATTAATATTATTATTGGTATTAACGTTGTTAGAAGTGCTGGCATTATTATTGTTATAGGTCATCGTACCAGTGTTAATATTATTGTTTGTGCTTATACTTGTTGAATTATTAGTGTTAACATTTTGCGATGTTGAAGCACTAGTTGACACATTATTATTATTGAATGTCTGAGTGCCTGAATTAATATTATTGTTTGTGTTTACGTTAGTGTTTGTGTTATTCGATGAAGAAATAGATGCATTGTTGTTATTGTATGTCATTGTACCAGTATTAATATTATTGTTAGTATTCACGCTCATATTATTTGTCGTACTTGAGCTCGTACTTTGATTGATGTTAGTATTTGTCGCAGTACTTACGTTATTGTTATTAAATGTTTGAGTGCCAGTGTTTACATTATTGTTGTTGTAAGTAACAGTTCCACTCATCGCATTGTTATTATTATTAGTTACAGTGCCACTTTGAATATTGTTATTTGTATTAACGTTTGTCGATGTACTTGTGCTTGTGTTTACATTATTGTTGACGTTTGTTGAATTGCTGTTTACAGTGCTAGTGTTAACATTATTACTAGTGCTAGTAGAAATGTTGTTGGTTGTAACCGAGCTTGTACTATTTGAAGTAGAATTGGTGTCGACCAAACTCTTAGAGTCATAGGCACCTTGATTAATTGGATTGATTGTGCTAGTTGTAGTACCGTTAGATGTACTTTGAGTACTTGTATTTTGCGCTATCGATAGAGCTGGTAATAAAAACAAACAAAACACAAGAATATTTGTGATACGCATGCTTTTCCTTTCCCATATGCGTTATACATAATGTGTAAACAAAAAAACATGGTGTAATGCAATTGACGTTACATTAATCTGCGTGTATAATACGTAAAACTTCCCCTATATTTAGTAAAGCCTATGATGTTCTATACCAACGTCGCTAGACGCGGCAATAATATCCTTTTGCGTGGCATTAGAAACGGTAAAAGGATTCAAGAAAAGATTCCATTTAAGCCTACCCTGTATGTTAGGTCTCATACTCCAACAAATTTGACGAATATCAACGGCGAATATCTGGAGAAAAAGCAGTTTGACTCAATGAGTGACGCAAGAGAATTCATTTCAAAGTTTAGTAAAGTCGAGAATTTTCCTATTTTCGGAAATACAAACTACATCTATCCATGCATTACTAAGATGTTTCCAGGTGATATTGAGTTTGATATTACTCAAATGAAAATTATCACGATCGACATTGAGACAACTACTGAATATGGATTTCCTGACACAAAGAATCCCAATGAGCAAGTACAACTGATTACTATTCAGGACTATAATACAAAAGAGATTACTTCTCTTGGTTGCAATCCATTCCTGCCATACAAGAAAAATATTACTTATCTTCAGTGTCAAGATGAGTATGATCTTCTAAAGAAGTTTGTCAAGCTAATTAGGTCTGATTATCCAGATGTGATTACTGGTTGGAATTGTCAGTTCTTTGACATCGCATATCTATCTGCTAGAATTATGAAAGTTCTTGGCGAGAGTTCATTGAAGGAGTTATCACCTTGGGGATTTGTTGATTCGAGGGAAGTGGAGTTTGCAGCTGGTAGAACTGAAATGATCTACGAATGGGTTGGCACATCAACACTCGATTACTTAGATCTTTATAAGAAGTTTGCATATACGCAACAAGAAAATTATAAGTTAGATACTGTTGCAAAATCAGAACTTGGTAAAGAAAAACTTAAACATCAATTCGAATCGTTTAAAGACTTTTACACGTATGACTGGCAAAAGTTTGTAGAGTATAACATTGTTGACGTTGAGCTTGTTGACCAGCTTGAAGATAACAGAAAGCTAATCAACTTAATCCTAACGATGGCTTATGATGCAAAGTGTAATTACTCTGATATCTTTTCACCAGTTAAGACATGGGATTGTATTCTTTTTAATGCACTTTGGAAAAAGAATATTATGGTTAACCATGTCGAACCTCCTGAACACGATAGGCAGATCTTAGGTGCATATGTTAAGGAGCCAACTCCTGGAAGATATGATTGGGTTGTTTCTTTTGATGCAACATCTCTATATCCATCAATTATTATGACACTAAACATGTCACCAGATACTTTAGTCAATGGTCAAAAGTTTTTACCAGATGTAGAACAAAGTATCGAAGAGTTGTTGGATAAGCGATATGATACTTCACACTTGCAGAAAAACAATTGGTCAATGGCTGCAAACGGTCAAGCGTTTACGAAAGACAAGAAAGGTTTCTTTCCAGAGATTGTTGAATACTACTTTGATGCAAGACAAAAAGCAAAGCGAATTATGCTTGATGCAGAAAAGTCTTATCAAGAAACAAAAGATCCTAAATGGAAGTCCGTGATTGCAACAATGAATTCAAAACAGATGGCTGCAAAGATCTTAATGAATTCACTTTATGGTGCAATGGGTAATAAGTTCTTCAGATACTACGATAATAGGATTGCTGAAGGGATCACAATGACTGGTCAGCTTGTAATCAGGACTGTTGCTAGATCATTGAATAAGTTTTTAAATATGCAAGTAAGTGCGGGTGATAAGGATTATTCTTTTTATTCTGATACAGACTCCACATACATCACACTTGATGATATCGTAAAGAAACATTATAACAATCTATCTACTGAGGAAGTTGTAGAGGCTTTAGATAAGTACTGCAACGAACTGATTCAGCCAGCAATCAACGAAGCTACTGAATCGTTATCAGATTATATTAATGTTCACCAAAGAAAGTTGAAATTCAAGCGTGAGATTATTGCTGATCGTGGCGTTTGGATTGCAAAGAAAAGATATGCTGTTAACGTTTATAACTCAGAAGGTGTTGCATACAAGGAGCCTAAACTCAAGGTGATGGGTATGGAGATTGTGAGAACAAGTACTCCACAATCTGTTAGAGATCGCTTGAAGAAGGCTGTCAATATCGTTCTAACAAAAGACCAAGATGCATTAAGAGCGTTTGTTAAGCAGGTAGAACAGGAATGGAAAACTTTTTCTGTTGCTGATATTTCGTTTCCAAGAGGTGTCAACGGATTAACTGATTACGCTGACACAACAAAGATATTTCGTAAAGGAACACCTATTCATGTAAGAGGCGCACTCCTATATAATTATCTTCTTGTCGACAAACAAATAACTAAAAAATATGCAAGGATCCAGGAAGGCGAAAAGATTAAGTTTTGCTATGTAAAAGAACCTAATCCTCTTGGCACTCATGTGATTTCCTTCCTAGACCAACTTCCACCAGAGTTTCACTTAGACGAGTATGTCGATTACGACATGATGTTTGAGAAAGCATTCTTGGAACCTTTGAATAGCTTACTATCATGTGTTGGTTGGTCAATCAAAGAGAAAGCATCTCTTGAAGATCTATTTGCTTAGTAACCTCTTTTGTCTGTATAATGAAAATCCTAAACTAGGAGAAATAGATGTCGTTATTAGATAGAATACGTAAGAATTCCACGATTAAAGATACTGAAGTGTTAAGTAAGAGTAAGTTCTTTAATGCAAAGGATATGATTCAAACAACAGTGCCAATGATTAATGTTGCACTGTCTGGACGTTTAGATGGTGGTCTAACACCAGGGCTAACAGTATTTGCTGGCCCATCGAAACACTTTAAAACTGCCTTCTCGCTCTTGCTTGCTAAGGCATACATGGACAAATATGATGACTCAGTCGTTCTCTTTTATGATAGCGAGTTTGGTAGCCCTCAATCTTATTTTGATAGTTTCGGTATTGATACTCAACGTGTGGTCCATACGCCGATCACTGACATTGAGCAGCTTAAGCACGATGCTATGGCTCAGCTTAGCAATATTGAACGTGGTGATCACCTTATCATTATTGTGGATTCAGTGGGTAATCTAGCTTCGAAGAAAGAAGTAGAAGATGCATTGGATGGTAAGTCTGTTGCTGATATGTCTCGTGCAAAGCAACTTAAGTCATTGTTTAGAATGATTACTCCACACTTGACTCTAAAAGATATACCGATGATTGTTGTCAATCATACGTATAAAGAGATTGGACTTTATCCTAAAGACATCGTTTCAGGTGGCACAGGTGTTTATTATTCTGCTGATAACATTTATATCATTGGTCGTCAGCAAGAGAAAGATGGAACAGACTTGACTGGATACAATTTTATCATTAATGTAGAGAAGTCTCGTTATGTTAGAGAGAAGTCCAAGATTCCCATTGAAGTATCATTTGAAGGGGGAATCAGTAAGTGGTCTGGATTACTTGAAGTTGCGCTTGATGGGGGATTTGTTGTTAAGCCTTCTAATGGTTGGTATTCAAGGAAAGGTGAAGATCAAAAGTATCGAGCAAAGGATACTTACACTAAAGAGTTTTGGGTTCCAATCCTAACAAGTAAAGAGTTTCAGCAATACATCATAGATAGTTATAAAGTTAGTAACTCTTCTTTGATCACACAAGAAGTTTCAGATGAGGATATAGACGTTGAATTTGCCAACGTATAGCACATGGGTAAGTGACCCTAGTGAAGAAGTTAAGAACTGGGGTTTCCGAATCAATGATGGTGAATATGAAAGTGTGACAGTTAAAATTAATGATGTCACTATGGGTGAAGATGATCAAGTATCAGTTGATTTTGATGCAATATCAG